GGTTCGTTCAACGTCACCCTGAGCGAGTGAAGTATCTTTCAAGATAAGGGCATAAGCGGCCTGTGTTTTGGCTGTGATGTCGAGCGCACCCTTGCCGTCGTACAGACCCATGTTCATTGCTTCTTGCTTCAACCGAACATCATTGATTGCAACACCAAACTTCTTCAATGGTTCAGTCTCACCGGTCAAACCTGAACGCAACGCCTCAAACACCTGATCGATCGGCACGTTATTGAACGAACTCAAATCAGCAGCCAATACGATCAACCGCTGCGACATGTCTGCGGCCTGATCCTTGCTGATGCCAAACGCCTGAACAAGGTTGCCTAGCGTTCCAGCTGTTTCCAATGTTGCCTGACGGGTGATACCCATGCTGGTTGCGGTCGTCTTGGCAAACTCTTCAATCTCTCGACCGGAAGCCCCGAAGACCGCATTGACCTTTGACTGAGCCTCCTGCAAATCCGAAGCCATCTGAGCCAACTTGAATGACGCTGTAGCGGCAGCACCAAGACCAGCAACACCAGCAATCGCCACCTGCTTGAACGACGGGATCAATCCCTTCAACGCAGACATGGCGCGACCCTCAACATTTGAGGAGAAACGCGCAAAGGCGTTGTTCATCTGGGTTACGCCCTTGACCGCATCCTTTACATCGGATACGAACTTGACAACAAATGTGCGCTCACCAGCCATAAGCGCGATTCTACTTGACTTCGAGAATCAGCCTTCTGAACTCATCATGCATCGCTCGGTACAACTCAACACCCTGCAAATCACCCCAACGCTTACCATTCCCCGCAGCCCACCAAGCCTCCGACAACATCTCCGCACCAGCCAAAACCCTCCGAGGATTCCTAGCCTGACGCACTACAGGCTGAGACGAATGAACCTCATCCCAATCAAACGATGTATCAAGCAGAACACCCGAACCCTCATGAAACTCGAACGGTGCATCAGGCGCATGCTGAGGCAGATAGAACAGTCGGGCAGGGTCTTTCGTTTGTGGGTCTGCTGGAAGGTTGAGACGCTCAACCATCTCCAACCACACCGCCCGCCACAACCCAGCAGGCACACGCTCAGCCAACGGCAGAACCAAGTGAAAGTGCGGATCATCCAATCGATGCGAATACGTCGAATACGCAAACCACTCCAACCCATCCAGCCGAGCCGACTCAAACGACGAACCATCCAAGTCCACCACCAACGACTCCACAAACCGAACATTCTTGTTCCCGCGAGTCGTGTTCTCGTAATAGGTGACAGGCGACCACAACGCCCCAGCCGACTTCACCTCATTCTCCTCATGAAACAACAGCAACTCTTTGAGCTGCGACCAAGACGAGGCCAACGGTTGAGGCTGAACCGCCTTCACCGAACTAAACCAAACCGCCATACCCACCCCTCCTCAACCCCACCCTAGCCAACCGGCAGGGAAAATCAACTATCGTTCAGCCAAGAAGTTCAGCACTTTGTCGATGGCGTTCAGGTATTCGGTGGCAATCTCGTTCTTCTTCTTACGGACAGTTGGCCAGAAGAAGTAGCCTGATCTGCCTCGATGTCTAAGGAATTGGCGGGTGGTGGGTCTTGAACCGCCACCGAACTCAGCACCGAAGAACACGTCTCCTCGCGTAACCTTTCGTTTCCTTTTGCGATTGGGATACGACTTGGAAACGAAACCGCCCTTTTCGTAAAGTTTGATGGTTGGGACACGATCCGAATAGGCTCTCATCCCCTTCATCACTTCCAATGCTTGACGGTTACGGACAATGGTTGAAGCCTCCATGTTGGCTGCGTCAACGAGCAACTGAGCAACCTCGACAGACGCTTTGCGAATCTCGGTATTGAATCGGTCGTCGACCTTTGCCATGTCGCGAAGGAACTCTCTGAGGCCTTCAATTTTGATTGGTGTGTCACCGGCCGCGCCGCCACCAGGGACAACGCTGACACCGCCAGCACGACCGAGTGGGATTCCTTGAAACGCCATAGTCCGAGACTACCTATTCAGATGAACGGCTCTCCAACGAATATATCCAAACATCGTGTAGAGCATTCGTGGAGATTCAGCCAGCAACACCGATGGTGCGATTCCTGTCTCAACCGACAGGAACGCAATCATCCAGTGGGCTGACTGTTCTCCAAAGGGACGATCACCGCTTCAGCAGCGTCGCCAACTGTCAGCATTTCAACATCGTTGATCCAAGAATCAAAGTCAAGACCTGTCTTCTTGGTACGATGTTCTGCATGCCAGGCAAGGAATGACAGTTGGTTCAATGTCAGTTCTGCCTCGAATGATGCGACTGACTTGTTGTACTTGTTCTCGAACGCGATGAAGTCGGGAAACGCAGCGAGAACGGTGCGTGTCTTGTGGTCATGTGCGCTCGTCACTTCAAGTGCGAGTTTCATTTTTTACCTCCGCAGGTAAGGGTTGTTGTGAAAGTTACGCGCCGGTTCCGGTCTTGGTGACGTTGCCGTCGATTGGCCAGGTGATACTGGCGGTGGCCAACTCACCCACGGCACCTGCCACGGGTGTCCACGAAACGGGAAGCACGTTGAAGGCGTAGCTCGGGTTGGCTGAGGATGCTGCACCCGTGCCGTTCGGCTTGACGGTCATCGCAACTGCGGTGCCGTTTGCGAACGCATCGTAGAACAACTTCTCGATGACTGGGTAATCCTGATGGAGATCGATCGTGACCGAGTGATCCTTCAATCCTTGGATTCGGGTGACTGCACCCGACGACCCGAAATTAGTTGTAGCGATTTCCGCTGCGGTCAGGTTGAGGGTGACTGCTGCGACATACGAAGTGATGTCGGTTGCAGCGGTGCCGAAGGTGACGGCCACGTTTGTCAGAACTTGCTTTGCCATTGTTTGTGACTCCTGCCTTCCGGCACTAGAGGGGTTGGATTACAAACCCCAACACTACACCCCAACGCTTCACCCTCTCAAGGGTTAGGCGTACACAACCACCCTAAAATCCACCATCAGGTAGGTCGTATCGTTCCCGTCCATCGTTGAGATGTTTGAGGCAGTTTCGACGATGAGGTTCTGTACGACACCGCCGAGCGACTTGTCAGCCTCAATCGCAGCCCGAACCGAAGTCGCACCCTGATAGGACAGATACCCGTCCAGGGCGTTCTGCGCTGAGCGTTCCGCAGCGCGACCCACCACAACCGACACCGTGAACGTGTGAATAACTAGACCTCCGCCCATCGCACCGTTGTAGGTGATGGATTCCAGCATCGGCCAAGCGAACGGGGCATTGATGTTGTCCGGCTGCTGGGCATAGGCACGAAGCCCAGGGATGGTCGCCAGACGAGTCTGGAGGCCTTCTTTGATTTGGGTGACGGTGGTTGCTGCGCTCACGCAAACATCCGCATTCGTCGATACGGTTCGACGAGTTGCGCAACATCAGGGTCAAGGAAGCGTGACACACGGATTGCACCGATGTCACCGAACCCAGCCACCCCGAGTGGCGAGTCGTAACGCTTGAAGATTCGTGACGCCTGAATGATCGTCGCCTGCGTCACCGTCGAAGGAACCGAAGGCCAGCCGAAGATTGCAGTCACTTTCACCAACGCCTGCTCACCATAGTTCGCATTCAAGGTTGGGAACAGATAGTCGCCGACTGCACGGATGCGATCGTATGGCCAAGTCAACCCATCGAGGACACCGTTCAACGGTTCCAACTGATAATCGGTTGTCGTCCAAGTAATGTCAAACACGCCGTCACCGAGGCTTGAGGTTTGCAACGTGATCGCCGTACCAGACACGTCATCAATCGAGCAGGTGAACTCCGACTCAGCCGTGAAGATACGGGCAGTCGCAGAACCCACAGACCAGAACTGACGATTGCAATACCCGTCAATCAAACGGCTCGCAGCCTCAGCACAGTTATCAATCAAGTCGTCGTCAAGCGTGTCGGCTGTACCGATACGGAGCGCAGCCTTGATCTGGTTGCGTGTGGCGTAGCCATTCGTGATTGTCACGGTTCTATGTTACTCCAAGATAATCGGGGGGAAATCCATGCCAGGCGCAACATCGTGCTGTTTCAACAATTCACGCATCACCCGCACATCCGACTCGCCCTTGGGATTTGGCGAATATGAGATTGCCTCAGGATGACGAACATGAATGAATCGAACCTGCTCATCAAACTCAATACGCAACCCAGCCTTCTTGAACTCGAACCAGTTGATCCAGTCTGCATAAGGTGTTCTGCGCGGTGGGAACCTGAGGGCTATTTCTCGTCTCAGAACAGGCATCCCCGACATTGGATTCCAGTCAATGTCAAAGATTCGTTCATAGCCTTGTGGGTCGGCCTTGAATGGGCGTCCATCTGATAGGACTCCGGCAATGGAAATCACATCACAGTCACGGTCAAGGTTCGCCAAGCCGTCTGGTTTCATAATCATATCTATCCCCAATGGGACTATCCATTTAGATTCAGAAGCGACAGCCGCGTCATAGCAGCCATCCCAGAACAGTTCTTCGGTTTCAATGTTTCTGATGAAAGACGGCACGTTCAGGGGAATCAACGAAGCCAAGATCACCTCATCGGGTTGAGGATTCATGGCCTCAATCATTTCGCTGTAGGTTTGACCGAACTTCTCCCAGTATTCAATCGAGCAGGAATGAAGAAGGCAGAAGCTCATTTGTCCCATCCAAGTTCGCATCGACGTTCCAGCGACCATTCCTCGAACATTGGGTAGAGGTCGCCATTCCAGCGTTGAAGGTAAAGTTCCTGATTCGCCTGGAAGGATTTGGCGTTGGCCTCAGCTAGCGACGGGTCAGAAGCAATAGTTGAGGAGTTGTCGTGATTGACCTTGGCTGACGAGTGAACAATGGGGATTCCGTGTGCTTGCGCTCGACGTTCGAAGTCGTTGTCCTCAAAGTATGCGGGATGAAAGTTCTCGCAGAACAGACCAATCTTGGCGACCACGTTGCGTCCGACATGGGCGCACGACCAACCCGGATGACCGGCGAGGGTGATCGTGTCTGGGCTGCATTCACCGTGAAATTGCTGTAATGCGCCAGGCTCGAACCAGGCATCCGAGTTCAGCAGCAACCAACCGTCCTTGCTGTAAGGGGTGGCTTTGATGCTGAGGTTCCATGAGGTTGCGACCCCGAGGTTGCTGGGCATTGACCAGATTCGGTAGTCGTCGATTTGGCGATGATCGACCAGCCAGGGGCAACCCCACATGCTTGCCTGTCCACCGTTATCAATGATGATGAGGGTGTCTACGGGGTAGTCGATAGATGCTAGGCATCGTTCGAGGAGGTCGTATCGGTTCAGGACTGGGATGACGATGACCGGCACCATGCCGACAACTCCTTCATGATTGGCTTCCAATGAGCCTCATAGACGCGATCTGCGGAGTATTGGCTAGCAAACTCCACAGCGGCCTTATCCGCCCCTCTGGGAGCCTCGTAGGAGGCTCTCAGGGCATCCACGATGGATGGCACCTGTGGGGTGCAGAACCAGGCTTTCTGTGCCGCATCCCAGAACGGTTGCGTCTCCACCTTCCAACCCGACCCGACAAGCTCCGGCTGGGCGGTGTAATCCGACACGATCACCCGAGTCCCACACGCCTGAGCCTCAACCACAGGAATCCCAAACCCCTCACCCATTGAGCAAGCCAACAACACATCGGCAGCCGAATAGATGGCAGCGAGCGCACCCTGCGGGACGCTCATCCGATAGGCGTACTGGTCGATGATCTTGTATTGCTCAGGCTTCAACCCGCAAGCCTCCAACAGATGCATCAGGTTGATTCCACCCATCGAACCCATCGACTCGGTGTGCAGATAGAGAATCGCATCGGGTCGGGTTTGGGCGAAAATGGCGAACGCCAGAATGTTCTCAGCGAATGACTTGCGTGACGGGTTCACACCCTTGTTCGCAGAGTTCATCATCACCACAAACTTGTCCTCGGGAATACCCATGATCTGCCGACCAGTCAACTCCTGCTGACCGTTGCTCCACTTGGCCGTCGGCTTGAACACATCCTCAATGCCGTGAGGCGCATACAAACACTCAACGTCCTGAGCCTCCAACATTCGTTTCCCGAACTGCGACATCGCAATCGGCTTCACATTCTTACGCTGACAGAACGCCACCACCTCAGGCGGGCAAGGCGCATGGTCAATCGGTACCCACGACGCGATGTTCGGGATGATATCAAGCGACGTGGACTTCAACACCCACACATCAAACAAGGTCATCAGCATCGGTGGCAGATTCTTGTTGCCGTTCGACCAATCCATCCAATGCGCTGTCACCACATCATCCGAATATGGTGCCATCCCACGCGGATACATCTTGATCCCGTTCCACATTGACGGCACCGCCTCAATGCCATACATGGCGTGGATCGCTACTTCGTTCCCTTCTTGGATGAGCCTCGGGACGAGCTGCGCGGTTTGGGTGCCGTAGCCGGTCGGGGCGAACGGGGCGTTCGAGTAGAAGAGGATTCGTAACGATTCGGAAGAGGCTGGTCGGCTACTTCCGGCAAGTGCGCTACGCCCCGACGCAGCAGCAATTCCGCTTCCAGGTCGGGTAACTCGACCGGCGTGTTGTTGACGATGACGAGCATTCACGCAGACTCCTTCGCAGGTTGCAGGGGAAATGGATTGAGGGGCGGGTCGCCCTGCGTGTCCGACCCGCCCCTCAAACTTACACCACCGTTAGGTGGCTTGCACTCGCTTCAGCGTTACGGCTGGAGCAGGTGCTTGATGTGGCTCGTCTGCGGCAGGTTGCCGTCCACGCGGAACTGTGCGCGGAAGGTGATGAGTCCTGCGTTGAACGCGAAGTCATCCGACCTGTCGAGGCGAAGGCCACCGACCGTGCGCACGAAGTACGACGGGAGGTGTCCAACGATGACGGACTTGGTGCCGGTTGCGACATCGGCCATCGACGGGTTCTCGTAGATGGGCTTGCCGAGCAACATGTCTGGGCTGTCCATTGCGAGGGACGGCTGGAACACGTAGTTGCCAGCGGTGTCCTTCAACTTACGGACTGCACCGATTGACTTGCCGTTCATCATCCAGCCCACGCCTGGGAGGTTGCGTGCTGCACCATCCAAGGAGTAGAGGAGGTCGATGAGGTTGTCTGCGGTGAACGCGGTTGCGGTGCCTGCGGTTCCGCCAACAGCCGAGGCCGTGACGATTCCCTTTGGCTCAACCGTGCCGGTGCCGACCGTGAGGGCGGAGCCGACTGCGTAGCCGAGCGCGTTTCCGACCTGATCGGCGAGGAAGCCGAGGAAGTCGACACCAGAGTCGGTGAGGAGTTCTTCGGAAACCTGCGTCAGGAACGAATACTTGTATGCGCCCAACGTGATGAACGCGTTGAATGCTGGGTCGCTCTCGCCCATTGCGGCACCTTCAGCGTTGATCGTGCCGACCGAGTAGGTGGACAGCGACGGGATCTGGAGGTTCTCGCCACCTGCGGTGTTCAGGACGGTCGAGGTCTGAAGGACTGGCGCGACGAGGCGAGCCTTCATGATGACCTGATCGTAGAACGAGGTGGGGACTGGTGCGCCGGTGCTGGTCTTGACGACATCGCGACGCTCGAACGAGTGGCCACGCTTCTCACCCGAGACGAGTGAGCGGAGGATGGCGGCATCGTCGGCGACTGGTGCCTGTGCGACTGGGCGAGCCTGGTCAGCGATTTCGCGGGTTGCGGCATCGAGACGAAGTTCGCGAGCCTCATCCTCACGGAGCTTGGCGATCGTGTTGGCACGCTCGTCGAGTTCCTTGGAGATGCGCTCGTAGGTCTGCGATTCCTCAGCGGTGAGGTCACGCTTCTCTGCTGCTGCCTTATCGAGAATCGACTTTGCCTCGTTCCAGGCGCGGTTGCGAATCTCGACCTGGCGGTCGATGTATTCCTTCATGGTAGTTATTCCTTCTCCCCGTAGGGATGATGTTGATGATTGTGGATACGCAGGAGGGTTAGCCTGTCGCGGCTCCGCGATCAGCAACACCGAAGGCGGCTCCGCTCATTCGATGCAGTAAATAAGAAG